CACCATCCAGTATTTCAAGTTCTGCCTCAGAGATACCCGCACCACCGATTGTCAGTGTGCCTGATATGTCTACGTTGCCGTTGATGTCTACGGTAGTGGCAGCAATCTGGATTTCCGTGTCAGCTATGAGGTCAAGCTGCCCATCTGCGCTTGAGTGAATGTAGATAGCCGTGTCCCGGAACTGCAGCTTCTCTGTGCTGGCTACAAGGATGTCATCAGAAAACTCAAAGTAATCTTCGTCTTCCATCCATTTGAGTACACCGTCGTTTGACTCCCCGTCAAATGTAACTGTAATGTCTGTGCCAGCCGTAGCTGCACCAAATGTGAGTGTGTTGCCAAGCAGCTTGGTGATTGGGCCACCCTCTGCATCAGTGCCATCGTGTGTATGTCCAGTGCTTGCAGCAAATGCAGCCAGTAACTGATTGAACTCGTTGTTACTGTCGGACGCTTGAATAATGTCTCCGTCAGCATACGATGACTGTCGTGTGTAAGATGCGCCCATTTAACGTCTCGCTCCTAGTTGGTACTCTAGCTGAAAACCTTTTAGTGAGTAGGCGGGGGTAGAACCGCCGTCGTTTACTCGTAGGGCTACAGCAAATCCTGATCCCTCTACAGGTTGTCTAATCAGTGGTTGTGAAGGTCCGCCGTATGTTGGCGTACCGTAAGTGGATGTCCCGTAAATACCTGCAATGCTAGTAGAGTCAAGAGGGTATGCTGCAGGTCGGGCTGATGTTGGTGATTCGTAGTCGTAACGAACAAACATGTCTGCATCGATGGTAGATTCAGGCTTAAAGTTTACAATAACACGCTGCATGTGTTTTCGTATGCCGGGATCATTCATTGTAAGATCAGGACTACGGTACTTGCCTAAGATAGCTGTTCCGTTGAACGTGGTACCCTCTTCTTGGCGATATATGTACCCGTCAAATCCGCCGTGCAAAACAAGAATGTCTCCAGCATCAATTAGGGTGTCTGTACAAGACGGCTTAATTCCCTTGACTGTAGAAAACTCGTACCCTTTGCTCCCACCCTGTTGGTTTTTAAGGACACAGATTAGTCCTTCTGTTCTGCTTTCCAAGCTACCTGTCTTACTAAAAAACAAACGGTACTGTGTCTTTTCTGGTATGACGACAGAATCAAATACTGTAGCGTCGGATATGTTTTCATCAAAAAGGGACTGTACGTTTGAACTTATAGTGCCCAACTCCACGTCACCAATGTTTGCTGTACCCGCAACTGTCCGCAACCCATCAGGACCAAGAAACAAAAGATCACCAGCAAATTCTTGGATAGTCTTGCCGTTGATACAGCCAATGTCTCGTGTAACAGCCTGTACCGCAAAGTCACTTAGTGAACTGCCCGTAAGTTTAAATATCCTGTTTTCACAAAAAATAAACAAACCGTCACGAAACACTTTGAGGCCAACGATTGTATCATCAACTTTGATGCTGCCCGCACCCTGCCCTGAACTAAATCCATCCTCGTTAAACGGCTCACTAAATATTAACTCTTGTGGTCCAGAGTTGCCGGTAAGTGGCATACCAGCATAAAACATGTGTTCACGGTACGAAGCTACAATAGATGCACCAAGAACAGAACTGGTGCTTACGTCTGTTGCAGACAATGCAGAGTTAAACACCGTTGGGGCGTTTACCCCGTCAACAACTACAATCTTACTGTTGCCATCAAAATTAAACCGTTCAAACGAATACTTGCCAGCGTTAGTGCGTCCGGTGTCTCGTTCTGTCCACGATTCTGAAACCACTGTTCTAGTAGTGTCCGAAGTAGCAGCGTGGGCTGCTGCACTGGTTCCACCAGTAGCGCGAGTAACCCCCGTAAACGTAGTTGATGTTACTCCAGTGTAAGTAAACAACTCGTTGTTTATTTGAAGAGTGCCACTAGAACTAAACCCACTGGTTGATATTACTGTAATAGTTCCTGAACCCGTCATTGCTGTGTCGGCAGCAATCGCACTAGATGACCCTCTTCCTAACGACGTAGACGCACTGCTAAAAATCTTTTCGCCCCGTGCAGCAAGTATTTTATCTTCAAAACTTGTTACCATCAACACCTTTTCGTCAGCGGATGATGTTTGAGGTACTATATGTCGTACGTGACGTTGGAATCCTTGAATACGTTTGTATCCGCCTTCTATGTCGGGTTCAAAGTTTTCTAGCTGCAGGGCTTGTCCCGGCTGCATAATAAATGTGGAACGGTTGGCAACTAAGCCCCCCTCACAGATAAACGGAAATGCAGCGGTTTCACTAAGGTCAGCCACTCTATACAGCCCTCATGTAGTTCTTCCGATTAAGCAACTCAATACGCATACGTTTAATTCCATCCTCGTATTCCTTTAAGGAGAACTGTGCAGCTTGTACGTCGGAACGAAACATGTGCGTGTAATATTTTGCGCGGGCATTTATCACTGTCTCAAATCGCGCAGGAATAATCGACGTATCAGTTGCCGCAGATAGATCAGTATTATCAACGTAGTAATCAAACTCTAAGGTTCGATTGCTTGTGTCTGGAATAGGTGTGAGACCAATCTCATTGTTGTATGTGGTATACACATATTCTGGATCAGCAAACCTGTCTGTGTCAGGGCGAGTATCACGCTCACGAAACGCATCGTTGTACTCTTCGTAGGATAAATACTTGAGGGGAATAGGCAAAACATCTTCACTTAGTTCTACCAATTTAACAAACGCTGCATTGCCCGCTGCTTCAGTAAAGCTTACGTAGTGCGTAGTAGCTGTAGCAGTAAACGTAGTTTCGGTAAGAGCCACTTCGTTGCCACTGGCAATAGTGATCGTAGCAGATTTAGTTTGTGATCCACCTGAACTGGTTCCTATCTCAAGAGTGAGTGTGGCACCACTGGTTTGCGTAACTACAATGTAAGACCGACCCACAATAAGATCGGTTACTTCTTGGGATGCTTCTGCATTAGTAAGCAGCAAAGTGTTACCAAACTTAGAACTAGCTACAGGAGTACCGGATACAGCAGTCCAATTGGTAATGCTTGCAGCCCCTGCAATCTCAAAGTCTCCGTTGGCAATATAGTTTTTTGGACGAAGAAACATTGTGTCGTAGTCAACGTATTTAAGATTTGACGCTATACTCTCATGGCTGTACAAAGACTTACCTGCAATCACGTCAACAGAACCAGCAGCACGAGTAAACGGCCAATTTAGTTCAGAGTTGATAAGATCAGTAATCGAACGATTAACATAGTCTTTTACTGTAGTTTGTACGCCACGAGAATTTGTAAAGTTAGAACTGGTTAGTTCAACTTCGTTAAAGTCCCGAAGTACATTGTTAACTAAAGTAAGATACGTGCTTGCCATTATCTAGTATCCGTTAACTTTCGCTATCCAAGACGTTAAGCGCATCCAGCTTGCTGTTAGCACTTTCCCACATCTGGACTGCTTTATCCATTTCTTCCAAAAGATTCGGATGCTCACCCACAGCAACAGGATTTGTCGTGTAATTTTTGTATATAAATATTGCATCTTTTTTTTGCGCCTCGTATTTGTAACGCAGTGCGTCAAAAGCCAGTTGTTTCATACGACTCTCCTTGTCAAGTATTATACACACATATTATGCATTTGGCAAGTTTTATTTTCTTGACTTTCTAATTTGTTCAAAAGTTTCTTGAATGCTTGCAGGTTTTTCTTGTTTGGGGTCGTACTTACATTGTATTTTGTTCGGCACGTACTGTCCGTAATCTATCCATACTTGGTCTACAGTGTTGTTTGCACCGTGATAGATGCACACCTGTTGTCCGTCTATCCTCTCACAACCTTTAAGTCTGCAAGCTACATATTCAGGAAAAGTTTCTGCATTGGCTTGTCGAGATAAAAGAAAAGATACAAGCCCGTAAAGAACACCAACGCAGATACACGCCATTATAATCCACGCTACAATCTCTACAAACTTTTGTCTGCGTTCACGTTGCTTATACAGTGTCTCTTTACGCTGCTTACGTATTTGTCCTTCAGTACGAACCAATTCATCCCATTTGGACCTGCCCAGTGTCATGCTAATCCACTGCTGTAATTCGTATCGTTGTTGCTCTGCTTTGGTCTTGTTAGCAAATGCAGTTATGGCTTCTTGTTCTACTGATTGCCCAGCAAACAATTTCTTAAATATGGGCGGATTCTTGGCTTCCTTCTCTGCCTGTTCCAAGTCAGACATGGCACCCATCCACCGCGACAAATCACCTGACATCTGTTCAATGTCACGACCTATGGCAAAACCTTTTTTAATTGCACCGAAAGCAGCCGATGCTGTTGCCATTGCGCTAATGGGGTCCATCAATATACCTTTACGTTGCCGCCGGTTATAAACTGCGGTACACAGTATGCCGTTATGAGGTTGCCTTGTTTGTGTAGGGTTTGTGCGTACCAGACGCACTCTCGTAGGTCTCTGAAGTGCATGTCTCTGCTGACCAGCTTCTTATCATCTCCTACGCCTACGAAAACAAACAGGAGAAAAACATGTAGCATTATCAGACTTCTATAGAATACTTATTACTAAATTTTTTTAAAATACCATAAGAGTCAGCAGTTATGACTCTACCCCTTTGTCTACCGTCAGGAGTGATGACTCTACCGCTTTGTTCTGCTGCTTTAAACTTACTTTTTATATTGCGTTTTTGAGATGCGCGAGCAGCTTTAGCCCCATCATCTGCAACTTCAGCACTACGGGCAGCTTTACGGGAAGCGTTAGCGTAATTTCTAAAAACTGTTCCTCTTTTTTGTTTGTAATCAATATCCGCCATTAAAATTCTCCTGATTTCATCGCATCCGACAGTTTTGTAGCCCGCCGTCCAACCTGACGTGCCCATCTCGAATCCATCATCTCAAGACTTGCAGCAGTAAAGTTGCCTTCGTGTATCGCAGCCCACATGTTCTTGAACTTACACAGACGTGGTACACCCATGTTGAACGCCATGTCCATCAAGATAAGTTGACGCACAGCATCTAGTTTGTTGACGCAAGGATGTACTTTGCACAATTCGTTCTCAACAATCTTGATGTCGTTCATAGCAAGATAACGGGCATCTGCCTCGTTGATACCCATAGTGTACACGATGCCCATATTCGGGATATCCATGTACTCCAACTCTTCTGGGCTAATGCCTCTGTCTTTTAGGTTACGACCTATGCCGATAGTTTCTATGCCCAAACTGTCTTCGTACACGGTAAGCACCATACCCTCGTGTTCGATTAGTTTGTCTAGAAAATGTGAAGTGTTATATTTCATTTTTCATGTCCCATCCACACCGCAAATGCACCTGTCATTGCCCCCGTGACTACACTTACCAATGCGGACTGTTGGGTCGTTGGGTCGGGCAGAGTCATAAACCACTCCACTACTCTCCACGCTGACAGAGACATCATTATCATCATAAAGCGAGGCAGTAGTTTCCACGCCAGCACTCTTTCCATAACTATAGTCATTACTTTTTACCAAAGAACTTTGTCGCTGCCCTCGTTCCAAAACTTGCAGCAACGATAACGCCCAAGCTGTACTGGTACCATTCAGGCATTTGCTCCAATTGTTGAAATCCATGTGAGACGACATCTTCCATACCCGGTATAAAAGCCAATATCAGCGGCACAGAAAACAAAATAACCAGCCATTCATCTTTCCACGAG